TACCATAGAGGAAGAAGACAATCCGATGATAGACTCTAGTAAGATCAATATAATAACTGTAGCTACAGACGAAACTAAAATGTGGCCACTATCACAGTCATGTGACAGACATCAAATTAATCTAGTTAACCTTGGCAAAGGAGATAGCTGGAAGAGTGAGATGGAAGGATATGATGGCTTAAGAAAGATAGAGCTAGTAAAGAAGTTAGTAAAAGACTTAGCTAAAGATGAGATAGTTCTATTTGTAGATGGTTATGATACTTTTTTCACTGAAGGGTATGAAACTGTAGTACAAAGGTTCTTAGACTTTGATGTAGATATACTATTTGGAGCAGAACAAGAGTGTTGGCCTGTAACAAACGATCAGTCATACAAGAATAAATGGCCTAATATGCTTACTCCATATAGGTATTTAAACAGTGGTTTATATATAGGATATGCTGGAGCATTACATGACTTCTTTGATTTACCTAGTACAGACGATAATGGTGACGATCAGTTATACTGTCAGTCAAGATACTTATCAAAGTACGAAGACTTCTTTTATACGGTAGCTCTAGACTATGAAGGTTATATATTCCAGAACCACGACACAAGTATACGTAAAGTAAACGATCAAATATGGAATGATAGAACTAACTGTTGTGGTTGTATATATCACGGCAATGGAGGTAAGTCAGAGAAAGACTTCTTCTATAAACTAGCTAAAGAGTTTGGGTATGAGAAACTTCCCTCTCCTATTACTAGGACAAGTAGAGATTTAAGCTACAAAGAAGTAGCACAAGACTTGCTAGTTACAAAACTACTATCCGAGAGTGAGTGTAAAGACTTAATAGCTAAGTCTGATGCTCTAGGTGGTTGGGGTAATCTAGAAGGAGACAAGTTTCCAGCACAAGAAATAAGACTTAAGAAGTTAGGTTTGTGGAAACAATATGAAGCTCTCTGGAGAGATAGACTATTTAAGATATGTGAGAAACACTGGAAGCCTGTAGAATATATGGGACTACGTGATGCTTTTACTATGCGTTATGCTATGGATACACAGAAGTCTTTAGGTCTTCATACAGACGCATCTCTTATAACTGGTAGCGTTAAATTAAACGACAACTATGAAGGTGCTACACTTTATTTTCCGCGTCAGGACTTTACAAACCTAGATGTACCCGTTGGAAGTTGTATACTATTCCCTAGTCAAGTTACTCATGGTCATTATGTCGATGAGTTAAAGTCTGGGGTTAAATATTCATTAACTATGTGGACATCCCGTTATGTGGGTGACGAGAACTAGGAGCAATAAATGTTTGGTACTAGCCCTTTTGCATCCTCTACCTTTGCAGGTATGGGAAGTAAACGACAAGATATAATACCTAGTTCCATTACGACTGGTTCTTCAAGTATACCTTCTGTCACAATGCAAGAGGATGAAACTCTAGGTGCATTGTTTATTACACTTGGAAACCCTGTCCTTGGAACTTCTGGTTTTAACCAAGGACAGACACTAACTTCTCCAGACTTAAGTTCTGGTACACCAGTAATTGACACTGCTCTATTACAAGAGGGTGAGACATTTTCTACTGGGGACTTATTCTCTAATGCCCCCACACTAGGTACAGCAGATATTACTGAAGATAACAAACTGTCTTCTCCTACTCTAGTTACAGGAGTTCCAGTAACTGCAACCGCTTCCTTTAATCAAAGTCAAACTCTAAGTGCCGATAACTTAGTTTCTGGTTCTGTAGTAGTTGACGATGTAGTAATGTCTGAAGAAGAAACTCTTTCTGCTTTAAACATAATAACTTTGTTAAGTGTAGCTGAAGACGCAGATATAACAGAGAATAATATACTCTCTACTCCTAACCTAGATACAGCTAATGTAGATCTTCCTGATATATCAATGTCTGAAGAAGAGACATTTTCTACTGGGGATATAGATACAGGTAATCCTAACTTAGAAGTGTCCTTAATAAACCAAGGGCAGACTTTAAATATAGACGATCTTGAAACAGGAAACTTAGATTTACCTTCTGCTACAATGCAAGAAGATGAGACATTTACTGCTAGACCTATAACTGTAGATACACCAGAAACTCCCAGCGTCTTGATAACACAAGATCACATAGTATCTACCGCAAACCTAAATACTGCTCCTGTATCCTTACCTTCTGCTACAATGCAAGAGGATGAGACATTTTCTACTGGAGAGTTAGTGACAGGTTCTGCTGTTGTTCCTAATATATCAATGTCAGAAGAAGAGACATTTTCTACTGGAGAGTTAGTAACAGGACTAGCAGATCCTAGTATGGCTGTTCTGGTATATAATCTAGTACTAACTTCTGATAACATAAACTCAGGAATACCAGAAGTAGACCGTACTGTCATAATAGGAGATCACTACTTCTTACTAGACAATGTTGACAGTGGAGTACCTGTACTGGGTGAACCTTACTATAACCCAGCTTTAGCTAGGGTAGTTAATATAGGAAATAGACGTATAGGTAGCAGAGTTGAGGTAGATAACAGTAATAATATTAAGTTTGGTTAAACGAGAAGGTTAAGGTAAGCTAATGGCTTTTAGAATTAAAACGAATGATACTAGCCCTAAGTTGGCAGTAACCCTAGAAGACGCAAGTGGTAACGCAATAAATGTTACAGGTGCGTTTGGTGTTAGATTCCACATGAAAGCATTTGGAGCAACAGCACTTAAAGTAGATGCTCCTATGACAATTACAAATGCAACAGGTGGTATAGTGCAATATCCTTGGGTAGCCTCAGATACTGACACTGCTGGCACTTACTACGGTGAAGTAGAAGTTACATATGCTGATAACACAGTAGAGACATTCCCTAACAATGGTTACTTTACTGTTATAGTTAAGGAGGATCTAGACTGATGGAAGAAGCGTTTGATATAGACAATCTACCTTCTGAAGAAGTTATTAACAAAGCAGATAAACCTTTAAATAAACCTTTTAGACTACCAAAGGGTTCTAGTAAGAAGTTTGGTGTTTACGTAAACTCTGGTGGTAAGACTAAGAAAGTTACTTTCGGCGACCCTAACATGGAAATTCGTCGGGATGACCCGAAAGCTAGAGCTAACTTTAGAAGCCGACACTCATGTAGTACGGCTAAAGATAAAACCTCAGCAAGATATTGGTCTTGTAGAATGTGGAGTGGTAGTACAGTGGGAAGTATGACTAAAGATATTACAGGTCAAATATTAAAGACCGATGAAGAACAACGCATGGTCTATGGCTGGGCTTCTGTAGTAACCGAAAAGGGTGAACCAGTAGTCGATAGACAAGGCGATGTAATTAAACCTGACACGTTAGTAAGTGCTGTAAATAAGTTTATGGAGCATGTACGTGTAGGTAAAGAAATGCACAAGGGCGAACAGATTGGTGCCGTTATCCACTCTATGCCTATCACTAAAGAGATTGGTGATTCCCTTGGCATCCAGAGTGACCGAGAAGGTTGGATAGTAGCGTTTAAAGTATATAACGATGATGTCTGGGCTAAGGTAAAATCTGGTGAACTAGCCGCCTTTAGCATTGGTGGCAGAGCAACAAAGGAAGACTATAATGGCTAACCTTTTAACCATGCTTGAATTAGACGAATTGTCTTTGGTAGATCGTCCAGCCAATGCTGAGGCAATGGTATCATTATTTAAGCGCGACAACTTCGACGGGGAAACTATGAACGAAGAATTAGAAACAACAGTAAAAATGTCCGATGAGATGTTAGGTAAACTAAAGCCTTACATGGACAAAGGTATGTCTGAAGAAGAAGCTAAGAAGGCTTATGACGAAGACATGAAGAAAGCAAAAGAAGCTGAAGTAGACAAAGCTAACGCTGAAGTCGAAACTCTTAAAGCAGAGAATGAGCGTTTACGTAAATCTCTAATTGAGAACGGCTACATAATCAAATCAGACGCTATCGAAAAGAAAGCTCCAGAAGAGTTCCTTGAGTACGAAGGCGACAAAATAAACAAAGCTGACATTCCAGCACCTATCTTAAAGGCGTTAGAAGAAGCTGAGTTTGCTAAAGCTGACTTAGAGCTAACAACAAAAGCAGAAGAAAACCTTCCTAACTTTGACGTAGCTACAGCAAAAGAATTAGTCAAATCATTTGAGACTAATGAAGAAGTTATGGGTGTACTAAAAGCCGCTGATAAAGCATTTGGTTCATCTATGGAAGAAGTAGGCAAGGCAGATGTTGACGGTGAGTTTACTACCGCTTCAGATAAACTTGATGCACTTGTAAAGTCTTATATGGACACTAACACAATGAAGAAGAGCGAATACGCTGTAGCATACTCTGCTATCGCAAAGACCGATGAAGGTAAAGCTCTTATCACTAAATCCTATAAAGGGGAATAATCATGGCTGTAACGCAATCACGCGACAACCGCACTCTAATCGCTGGTGCTGATCTTAGCACCTCTCAATTCTTATTTGCAAAAATGGATGCCGCCGCTAAAGCTGTTTTAGCTGGAGACGGTGAAGGTACTATCGGTGTAATAGCTGTAGGTGCCGCATCTGGAAATGCTTGCACAATAACTCACTCAGGTAAAGTCATGGTAAAATGTGGTGGAACTGTAACTATAGCAGACGACGTGGCAATCGATGCCGCTGGTAAAGCTGTCAATGCGACTTCTGGTGACATCGTCGTTGGTCGTGCTTACGAAGCAGGTGTTGACGGACAAATCATCGCAATCGAATTGATCCTAGCCGCTAACGCTCACGCTTAATTTAAGGAATATATATTATGCCATTATTAACACCATCCAGTGTACATCTGGATCAACCACTTACTAACTTGACTATCGCTTATGCACAAGCAGATACAAACTTCATTGCGGACAAAGTGTTCCCAATCGTCGGTGTACAGAAGCAGTCAGACAAGTATTACATCTATGACCGTGACAACATGAATCGTACAGGGGACGTTAAGAAATTAGCTCCACGTACAGAAGTGAACCGTATCGGTATGTCACTATCAACAAGCTCATACTTTGCAGACGTATTTGGTCTAGGTATGGACTTCGATCAACAAACACTAGCTAACGAAGATGCCGCTTTGGAAATTCGTTCTGCTGGAGCGCAAACACTTGCAACACGTTTGATGATCCACCGTGAAGAGCAATTCGCTTCAACTTTCTTCTCAACTAACGTTTGGGGAACAGAGTATGATGGCGTA